GTTATTAATGAAATGGAATAATGAAGATATTAAAAGATAATATAAACGACTTTTTTAAATGGGTCAAAGGTACTGAACTCGTTGAACTAGACGATATAGATGTGGCAGAGGATCCTGTTAGACCTGAATTAACTTTAGGTTTTAGAATTACACACGGCAGAAAAATCTTTGGATTAAAATACAATGATGAAATTGAAGCAATAATTTGCGTTGCATTGTGTCCTGAAGTACCTCATACTGTTAGAGAAATGGATTATATGAGTCAGGCAGCTAACTCAAACGGTCACGGAGAGATAGTTGTTGCATATACAGTATGGTCTCGTAAACGAGGTGCAGGTAAAGAGATAGTAAAAAAACTAGGAGAGTGGGCATTAGATAAAGATTATAAAAGATTAGTTACCTTATCTCCATTAACACCTATGGCAACTCACTTTCATATTAAGAATGGTGCTAAACAAGTACATATAAATGATGAAACACAAAACTTTGAATACAAATTATAATGGAATACTTAAAACAATACGCTAACGAAAACAAATTACCAATCATAGATCAGATTGCTTTTGAAAGAATAACAAATGATATTGGTAGAGATCAGTTTAGATTAGACTTAGCAGACTACATTGAGAAGTACAGACCTGTATTTCCTCTAAAGAAAATAACTTTAGATGATGTAAGAAATTCATTCCACGATTTACAAAAACAAGACATAGGTACATACTGCAATACTAACGATAACAATGTTATGGAAAAGTATTCAGATTACAAATACAATTACAAAGATTATGGTCTAGGTGTTATATCAGCACCATCAACTTATAATAATGTATCTAATTATTTTCACCAAGAATTAAGATTAAACTGTTCAAGTTATAGTTTTAAAGCACCTTTAGATGTATGGTACAATGGTACTGCAAAAGATATATGGCGTTGTCTAGGTCCTATCTGGCGAGGTATCAACAATATGAAGACAGTATTAGTTGAAGGTAAAGAAGAATTAAGAGGTGGACAATTATCTGAAGCAAGTTATATGAGTGCCTTTAGATTAGGTACATATATTGCAACTCAATTTAAACCTAATGTTGCTAAGACTATCTATCAACTAACAAATGCTAAAAAAGTTTTAGATACAAGTTGTGGTTGGGGCGATAGACTTGCAGGTTTCTTTGCTTCAGACGCTGAAGAATATATCGGTTGTGATCCAAACCCTAATACTTACAAACAATATATGAAACAAATTGAATTGTATAATAGTTTCTTAACTAAACCTAAAAAAGTTACTATATACAATACAGGTGCTGAAGATTTGCCTTGGGATACAATTAAAGATGTTGATTGTTCTTTTACAAGTCCACCATATTTTAGTACCGAAGAATATAATAAAGGTGGAGAGAAAGAAGAAAATCAATCGTGGTTTAAATTCAACGAGTACGAGAAGTGGCGTGATGATTTCTTTTTACCTGTATCTAAAAAATGTTTTGAAGTATCTAAACATACATTAATTAATATTATGGATCCGACTATCAAAGGTAAACGATATAAAAGTTGTGATGAAGTTGTTGATATGTTAAAAGATAACTTTGTAGGTCAAATAGGAATGAGAATTATGCAAAGACCTAAATCAGATAAGTTATTTGAAACAGAAAAAGATAAACAAGAGTTTATGAATAAAACATTTATAGAAAATGTATGGTGTTTTTCTAAAGACAAAAATGTAGATTTATTTAAGTCAATAAGAAAAGGAACACTTGATAGTTTTTTTGAATAAATATTATGATGGCGATACAACAAAAAGAATATATTTCTCAACAAGAGTATTGGGACTATCAAAGAAAAGTACAGTACAATAAAGAACAAATATATACTATAGCAAATAAATTTCAAGGTAGAACTTATAATGACTTTGGTCCTGTACATATTGATGAAGTTAAAAGAATGTTATGGGACAAATTGACGCCTGAGGAATATGAAGATCCACCACAAGATTGGGTACCAGAGGATCCAAAGTATAGATTATGGAATGAAGACAACATAGTTGTACCAAAAATCTCGCCAAGAGCGAGAAAGGTTGTATTAAGAGCAAAAAATAGAGTTGATACAGTACCAAATATATTAAACGATTGAAGCTTGACAATATTGAATAGATATGTTATACTTTAGTCATAATTAAGGAGTGATTTGATGAGTAATTTTTTAAAAGATATAATAAAAGAAACAGGTAATGAATACGCTACACTAGTTAGTGAAGGTGTTGATACAGCAGATGTAACAAATTTTATAGACACAGGTTCATATGCCTTCAATGCTCTATTATCAGGATCAATTTACGGTGGAATGCCAGCGAACAAGATTACTGCAATTGCAGGTGAGGCCGCTACAGGTAAAACATTTTTTGCATTAGGAATCGTAAAAGCATTTTTAGATAAAGACAAAGACGCAGGTGTGATATACTTTGAATCAGAAAGTGCAATATCAAAAAGTATGATTGAAAGTAGAGGTGTCGACTCTAGTAGAATGGTTGTCGTACCTGTATCAACTGTACAAGAATTTAGAACTCAATCTTTAAAAATTTTAGACAAGTATATTGAACAACCAGAGGATAAAAGAAAACCTTTGTTGTTTGTATTAGATAGTTTAGGTATGTTATCTACAACTAAAGAAATGGAAGACACAGCCGCAGGTAAAGAAACAAGAGATATGACTAGATCACAAATAGTTAAATCTACATTTAGAGTATTAACTTTAAAACTTGGTAAGGCAGCTGTTCCTATGATAATGACCAATCACACTTATGATGTTATTGGTTCTATGTATCCACAAAAAGAAATGGGTGGTGGTTCAGGTTTGAAATACGCCGCTTCATCAATAGTTTATTTAAGTAAGAGAAAAGAAAAAGACGGTACCGAAGTAATTGGTAATATTATTCATTGTAAAAATTATAAGTCAAGGTTAACAAAAGAAAATGCTATGATAGATGTAAGACTAACATACAAAGAGGGATTAGATCAATACTATGGTCTATTAGAACTCGGAGAAGCAGCAGGTGTATTTAAAAAAGTATCTACAAGATACGAAACTCCTGATGGTTCAAAAGTATTTGGTAAAAACATCAATGAGAATCCTGATAAGTATTTTACAAAAGAAGTATTAGAAAAAATAGATGAATATGCCAAAAGAAAATTTACATACGGATCAGAAGAAACCGAACAATCAGAATAAAAAATACGCCTTCGTACAAAAAGAAGGTGACGATTTTACTTCTATAAAGTTATTACAACCACCTTACAAAGGTGTTATCTTCAAATACGGAAAAGTTGGATTTAGTGAAAACGAAAATCCTGACGGCACTAGATCAATGAAGTTTGATTACGATATACTTTTCAATCCACACGAAACGGACCTTGACAATAAAGAGTTTATAGACTATATTGGTGATATGTTAATAGAATTTTTAGATGAGAAATTGAAAAAAGGAGAACCAATTGAGTAATTATATTTCTGTATATGATGATGTATTAAAACCAAAACAATGTCAACACTTGATTGACAAGTTTGAAGATTCAAAACAACAATGGATGAAAACAGAATTAAAAGATCACAGGTCTTTTACAGAAATTAATATCAACTCAAATGAAGATTGGCAAGAGTACGTTGATATATTATATAAAACATTAAGACCATATGTTGACAAATATATAACAGATAATAAGATAGATAAAGTCAAACAATGGCCAGAAAAATTTGGGTTTGAACAAATCCGTTTTAAAAAATACGAAGTTAATAATGTAGATGAATTTCAGGAACACGTAGATGTTATGGACTATGCTAGTGCCAAAAGATTTCTTGTGTTCTTTTTATATTTAAAAGATAATGAAGGTGGTCATACATCTTTTCCTGAATATAAAATGAAAGTACAACCAAAGACTGGCAGATTATTAATGTTTCCTCCTATGTGGAACTATAAACATATAGGACATAAACCAATTCAACAACCAAAATATATAGTAGGAAGTTATCTACACTACATTTAATTATGAATAACGAAAGAATAGAATTTACAATATTAAGAAATCTTATATTCAATGAAGATTACACAAGAAAAGTTTTACCTTTTGTAAACGAAATCTATTTTCCTAAAAGAGAAGAACAGATTTTATTCCAAGAGATTAATTCTTTTGTAATGAAGTATAAGAATCTACCATCAAAAGAATCAATACTAATAGAACTAGGCAATCGTAAAGATATAAACGAAGAAGAAAATAGAATAGTAAAAGAATTAATTAACACATTAAATCCTGAAGAAATAGA